TTTCCTTTCTTTTTTTTTGTTTTTTCCTTATAGTCAAATTATACGATTTGTAGCCAATAAAAGCAAGTACTATACAAACTATTATTTGGCAGTTTTCTGCGGTCTATAGAGCTTATTTTTTTGACAACTAGCATTTTGTTAATATTTTATTATAAATGTTGCGATTTTTGACTATTGTTATCACTATGACGAATCACAAATATTTTTTGAGTCTTTTGCAACATTACTCCAATACAACTACTCAATTGTGTTTGAGGTTCGTCTGCCTAATAACATTAGATTTAATTTCCTTTATTATAGCAAGAGTACGAGTCCTGCATGGTCTAATGGATAAGGCAATTCACTGTGCAGGACTCGTCAAAAGATATTTCACATTGCTTGGTTGGGTTGTCATATCAGCAATAATTTTAACAGTAACAACAATAGGGTTAATTATATGGGTAAATTTACTTGGTTAGAAATAATTGAGATTACAATTAAGATGCTATTTTGCATTGCAATACTACCTGCTAGTTATTTCTTTTTGATTATGATGATTGAAATACAAAATGTCATGGTAGGTGCAATTGTATAAATGGAATCATTTGTAGAATTAAAATCTAAAATAAATATTAATAGAGACAAAGAGCAAAAAAAAGTTGTTGACGCTCTCAATGCTAAAAAAAATTTTAAGGTTGGCGAGGAATGGTTAAAGCATGGCATTGAATGGCAATCAAACTCATCAGCAGGACTACCCAACTTTTTATATGGCTTTCAATATTTATTACACCCTGAATTAAAAAAATTTTTAATGCACTCAGCTAATATAAAGATGGGTCAATGGATAGGTGAATTTGTAGAGCATTTATGGTTAAGCAAAATATCTATGAATGATGCCTTAGTATTTATAAAAGATATGGCAAAAAGATATACACCAAATGAATTTGCAACTGCTGATAATGAAAAGATGGATAAGTTTATTGAGTATGTAGAAAAATATATTAATGAAATAATTTACCATATTAAAGAAGTAGCAGGTGATAACAAGGTAGTATTTGAACACCCAGTAAATTTATATTTACATGGATTAAATGTACCGATTACTGGTTGGTTAGATGTAGCAATATTCGATAAAGATGACGAAACAAAGTTGGTTGCTTGGATAGAAAACAAGACGAGTTACCCTAAACCTAAAGGGCATTATAAAAAAAATACAGGTAACAATAAGGTTGGTGATAGACGATGGGAAAGTCCGAGTTTCCCCCTCACTCCATCAGTCCGTTACGAACCCCAAATGTCTATTTACTATAAGGCAACCAACATTTTAGGTCATCAGATACATTGCACCCCAAATGGTACACAACTGTTTAGACCTGAAGAACATGAGACACTACAAAAAGAACACTTAGAGGGTGTTTTAAAAGGTATCTATCAAAAATTAATGGTCAGGCAAAATCTTTTAAAACTTTGTAACGATGCAGAAACTTTTATGAGATTAAGTGAGCCTGATTTTAAATACTGGAAAATTCAAGACTGGAATCCTGAATACAAACAATTACTGAGAGGTGTATATGACTACTGAAAAAAAACCAAAAACTAAAGCAGAGCCAAAAGTTGACAACAAAATGTTGCTCAACTTTAAAATGTTACAAGCTCAAAGCGAAATTGAGGCAGAAAAAAGCAGAGTGGCAAACTATAATGCTTACGAGTATGACAAGCTGATACCTAATATAATTAAGGTAACGAGCAGACTAAATTTAAGAATAAAGCCAACTTTTGATATGTCATTTAATGAGGGCAAACCAGTTATTAGTTGTAAGGTTGATGTCATAAATTTAGATGTTCTTATTACAAAGAAAACCAACGAAGGTGAGCAAACATTTTATGAGAGTGAGGTTCATGGCGTTTATACAGTTGTTGGTGATTTAAGTAGAAATCCAAAGATAGAGTGCGGTCAGCTTTATACTTATGCTTATAAAAATGCACTATTAAAAATATTTAATATTAATGAGGGTAATGTTGACCCTGATACTCAAACCATACAAAAGTTACAAAACAACAATGGTTTGAACATTAATGACAATGCAATTCCAAACTTATAAAGAAAGGATTTTATCATGAGCGATTGGGATAATATAAAACAAGGTCAGACTTTTAAGTTTGCAAAGAATGACCGCAAAGCACAAGCCTTAACTGAGGGTAAGGACAATGCTGATAAGTACCCTGACTACACCACTATCTTTCAGGGCGAGCCAACAACTAATGTCAAGATGCCAATAGACTTATTAGAACACATGAAGAATGATGATGGTTGGTGTCAGATGTCCATTAGGATAGATAGAGATACACAAGAGATAAGCCTGAATGTTAAAGGTAAGTATGTCTCTCAAAAGAAACAGAGTGAGGACAAGCCACCCTTTTAATGATGTACGCATTAGACATATTAAATAAAGCAGGCAACCTTATTACTGGGGATAGAAAAGAGACTCATGGTGAGTTTGTTTTAAATCATCTCAACATTGCGAAACTATGGTCAGCTTATCTTGATATAGACATCACGCCTAATCATGTGCTGACCATGATGAGTCTGCTAAAAATAGCCAGAACAAAATCAGGTAAGTATGACCCTGATAATAGCATTGATGCTATTGGCTATCTTGCATTAGATGGTCAACTAAGAAGTAAATTAAATGATGAGAAGACTAGGAAATGAGATTGATGGGTCGTACTCAGAGGTTTGTTATTGATGATTACAGAGCATTTGCATTAATAGGATTTGAGGCAAATGAGACTGGTGTCATTGCCAGACACTTTAGGATATTTTTGAAACCTTATGAGCAAAGGTTAGATAAAGAGATTAAATCTCATTGCATAAGTATTACTAGAAATTTAGAAGATGGTCATAGCTTTGATGATATAGCAGAGGACTTAACAAAAGAAAGCATTGTAGGTGCAGTTGTTCACTACATAAAAAGCAACTTAGTTGAAATAATTGCGAATGTTCAAACTGATAAAACAGTTAAGCTAAACACTGACCCATATAGGAAAATTAAATGATAATAGATAAAATTAAAATTTTTATAAAAAGTTTGTTTATAAGGCATGAGGTAATTGACCACCCAAAGCAAACTTTTACAGAAAATGAAAAAAGATTAAATAAAAAGTATTGGTACTTATATCCTCACTGGCGATTTGTTACTGACTTATTTTTTGATATGAAACAGTATGATTCTGTTGATGCGAAGGAATTACATCAGGCATGGAAAGCTACTGGTGTTAATGGCAAAAGACAAAAAGTTTTTATATATAATGGATTCACATGGACAAGAGTTGCAATAAAGACTTACAGTCGCAGTAGAAAATCATCAGCTTGGGAAGTATATTTTGAGTGTAAAGAAACTGGCGAGCAGATATATCAGTCAATGTCACCATATATGAGGTATTAGAATATGACACATATAAGAAAAGGTTTTTCGTTAAAACCTGACGAATTTGCAAAATTGCAAAACACAATTAATAAATGTAGAAAGTTAAGAAATGCACCTATTAAAAAAAAACAAGATGAGGCACTTGCTCTAATAGAGGATAGCAATTTAGACATTGATGTAAGAAAAAGACACTTGTTTACTGAAAAAGATATTTTATTTGAGTCTATGAAAATTTATTTAAAGCACTTAGAGGACAACGCAAGCACCATGCCTACCAAGAAATACGCTATGTACGATGACAATTAATGTAGAAAAAATATGTCTCAGGTGCAAAAAACCATTTACTGTCTATAGCAAACAACAACTACAAAAGAAATATTGCGGTGTAGGTATTTGCGGTGATTCTGTTAGATGGAAAAAACACATAGCTAAACAAAAAAATAACTTGATAAATTTTTGACTCCATGTCAAAAATTATATGGCTACTTGTCAAAACGGAGTCAAAAAAAAATTTAGAGATGTTGAAAAATTACCGAAAAGAGCGAAAAACATTAACCTTTTGTAATCTTTTGCAACTCTTTTGAAACTCTATTATAAACTTAAACTATTGTTTTATTTATAATTTTTGGCGTTTTGTAGTCATTAGTGATATGCAAACGACTCAACAAAATACAGTAAAAACCTACCATTTTAGCCATTTTTTTCATGCTTTGTCAAAAAAGAGTCAAAGTCAAAATACTGTCAAAAGTTTAGTATTGCCACTATTGACTATCTGTAGCCAATACACTATATTAATAGTAGCCAATGACAATAAAGTTGTTGGCGGTAAAAAAAGGAAAAAAAAATATGAATGACATAATAAATCGAAATAGAAAATTAGTTGAATTTACTAAAGTTGATAATTTAGACGATGCTCTAAATTTACAAAAACAAATTAAAGGTCATCACGAGTACGAGGGCTATTGCAAAGATAACTACGATTTTGCAAGTAAAGAATATGGCTTTATGGTTTCTAACGATGGCGATATTTTCTATGTATATGACACTAATGAATCAACAAGAGGTCGTAAAACTTTTGGTGAAAAACTTTTACACAAAGTAAGTGCAACAAAATGTTTACACAATGGTTCTTTTTATTGGTGTGTTATTGATAAAACAGACAATAAAATTTGTTTTGCTGATGTTCCTTTAAAAAGAGACGATAATACTAGAAAAGCATCAGTAGGTTCAAACTTTATCTTAACAACAGAGAGGGTGGCGTAAGCCACCCCCAGAAAGGAAAAAAAATGAAAAAAATAAAACTTAGTGAATTAAAAGGTACTGAAGAATATGACTACATTAAGCATCTTGAAGAAAGAATTGAAGATGCTGAGTGGGTAATTAATAAATTTAAAGAAACTGGTAAACACTTTCCATCTGGATTTACAAGCGATGGCAAACCACAAACTTGTGTTGATGTAGCAAAAAAACAACTTCAGACTTTACCAAAAACACTTAAACAATACAAAGAAACTCTAGGGGTAGAATAATGCAAAAACATGATAAAGATTGGCAAACTCAATACTGTAATCTAGGTGGTGTTGTTAAGACTGCACCTGATGGTAGATGGTTTGCAGAACATAGAAACATAAAGCAAAAGCGTGTTAGGTTTTATGTAAATTCAAAAGATAAATTAGTTAAGAGGTTGGCAAGTGTTGTCAATAACCATCTAAAAGGCATTGATATTATGTATAGTGATGAGCAAAATGCAACACTTACAAAAGCATTATTGATGCTTGAGACAAAAGTTAAAGAAGAAATATTTAGTGGTAGCAATATAAGATGCAATCCTAAAACACTGCAAAGAAAGCTAAATGATATTACTAAATTACTTAAATTTTTAGAATTGTCTGAAAGTTTGACTAATAAATATGTAAGAAATTATGATTGGACTGATGCTGACAATCTAGTGACTATAATAGATAAAGGTTGCGGTAAAGAATCGCCTCACACTAGGTCAAGATACTTTTCATTATGCCAAGATGCTTTTGACGATTGTATTTTAAAAGGTTTTGTTAGCAGTAATGTCAATGTTTTGACTGAGTACAGACAGGCTAAATCTAACAAAAAGTTTACTAGGTCATTTAACAAGCGTAAGCAGGACATCAAAGAGTTGATGAGGCGTTGGGATATATCAGATATGAAAAGGTTTATTGACTCAATCAAAGACCCTGTAGAAAAGCGTATAGCAAGATTAATGGCATATACTGGTATGAGAGTAAGTGAGATTATGGCGTTGCGTAAGTCTGACTTAAAAATTAAGAGCAATGAGTCTAGTTATGTAGAAGTTGTTGGTCAGCTTGATAATCAAGGGAAATGGAAAAAAGGCACTAAGACTGATGCAGGTTTTCTTAGACAAGTTGATATTGGTCAAGGTTTAGCAACAGACCTAAAAGATTATATAGATAACTTTTTGTATAAATTTAAAGATAATGGTGAGTTAATTGGCTATGATGATGGTGAGCCTGTATATGGTGGGGATTTGTTGTTTCCTTATGTACGCAATCATTATGCTGATGGTTACTCTTATATGACGCTTGTAAAGCGATTTAAGAAACATTTTAAGGGTGAGTTTACATTACCAGACCAATTAAAGTTTCATTTCTTTAGGCACTGGCTAATTACGATGTGGGCTAGACATGACATATACAATGTCAATCAAGCGGTATCTATGGTGGGTCATGAGACTATCCAAACTACTCAAAATATCTACACTAGCATATCAAACACTAGGCATTATGAGAAAATAGATAGTAAATACGATTGGATAGACAATAAGCTATTTTAAATATCTTTCCATAAATCGTCTAAAGGGTTATCAGGCAGATTAAGGTTTTTCTTTTTTTTACCTTCTTCTGCCTCTTGCTCTTTTTTGCACTGCTGCTCAAAACATTTATGAGATGCAGAGTGATGTATGTATTCTTTCTTAATCTCAGGAAACCAAGTCTCTTTCATAATGAATCCATCTGAGCGGTATACTGGCTTGGAGCAAATGATACAATCACCCATAATATCGCTACCCTTATGTTTCTTTGTATATGGGTGGTACTTTGACCGCCTAGTCAAATTACTTTTTGCCCTTAATGTTGTTAAGAGTAGATAATCCAAAACTTCCTGAGTAGACTATTAAGACTGCCCACCAAAACTCCGTAGGTGCATTACGCAATATTTCCATGCCTTTTTCCATGTATGGTTGTGTAAAAGGCAAAAACATAGCAATGAATATTGCAGTTATTTTAATAGTTAAGATTTCGTCTTTAATTGAGTGTTGTTGTTGCCTTACTTGCTCAATAGATACATTTTGCTCCGCCTCTATTTCTTTGGCTCTAATTATCTTTTTCTTCTCTATGCTATGTTCTATGCCACCGACTATTTTATCGCTCGCAATTTTTACTAAAGGATTACTAATAAGTGGCTTTGCAATACCTAATAATGGTTTTGCAACACCTATAAGTTTTGGAAGTAACATTAATGGATTCATACTGTATCGCCCTCTAAGATTTCACACTGGAAATCTATTTTGATTAAATTTTCTGGTTGGTTTTCAAAAACATGAATCAAGTCATGTTTAAGCTCTATGCGTTTATCTATTAAAAAATCCTCGCAACTGTTTTGATTGTTAAATGTAACTACTTGATAATGTGACTCGTAGTTTGGCGAGTTGCTAAAACTTAGCATAACCGAAACTACCCAGATATTTAGTAACTCCATATTGTAGGTCTAGTAAATCCATCTTGTGCAAGACAAGTATCAAGATGTATGAATCTAGAATTACCTTTCTGGTTTATGCCTATTCCTGTAAATACCCCCATGTCCATAGCGGTTTTTAACAATATATAGGCTCTTTCTCTATCTAATCCTAAGTCTATACTTTTGCCTGTGCTATGCCCACCTGCTTTGCCAGTGGTTTCTATCTTTTTTCTCTCAATGGGGTGGCAGTTTTCTAAATCATTAGGGTCGCCATGTCTGTAGTAACTGGTTACAGGAAATCCAAAACCGCATTTTTCCCTCAAAGTTACTAATGAGTCCATAAATCTTTCATCATAACCAAGAATGTTGCTATGCTTGCAGACCATTTCTTTGATTGTGAAATATGGATAATCCCACTTATCAACAAATGATATTGGGTCTTTTATAGTAATCAAATCATCGTTCATTGTGTTTCTTTCTTTTTTACTTCTCTAACAGTGCCATCTTCCATGACATATATTAGTTCTATTCCTAATTTTTTTTGTTTAGCACTAGCAACTCTGTGAATAAGTCTCATACCACCATTGCCAGATTTATTGTTTCGATTGTATAGCCATCTTGTACCGCCATACTTGATGTCATATTTTTTGACATCACCTGTTTTAGTATCAAGTGTCATAAAATCACACAACCCAACACCCCTCAGACATGGGAACACTAAAATATTTTTTTTCTTCGCAAAGTACCCAAAGACCATTTGCTCTGCCCAGAGTCCTTTGTTTGCATTTGTAGTCAATTTGGCAAACCTTTGTCATTTAATTTTTATTAAAAGTAATTATGTAGTGATGTATGAAATCACCTATATTAAGAATGTTTACAGTACTAAGTTGTTTTTATGTTTTCTTAATTATTTCATACCTAAATAGTTAAGTACAAAAGTCTGAGCCTCATCTACAAACATTAAGATTATTAAAATACCTATACCTAATGACCATTTCCATAATAATTTTAGGCTTGACTCAGTGTGAGCCAGATGGTTTGACCTAATAACGCTTAAATCTTTTTCTATTAGTTTTTGACTTGTTTTTAGTTCGTGAACATCATGCTCAATATGGTCTAACTTTTCTAATATTTTTTTTTGGGTCATGTTTTAATTATGTAGCTCAAAGCAATGTATGGATTAATGATTGATGTACTATTGCCTGTAAATACAGGCGTATTAATAGAACCTGATGGCGTAACACTGTTACCACTAAATGAGCCAGATGCACCATGATTGTGACCGCCAGAACCACCAACAGATTGAGATGGTGATTGGTTAGCTTGACCCGATACACCAACAAGGTTATAGTCATTGTTACCCAGACCACCATTTGATTTACTTGTCATGGTCAATGCACTGTTATCTTGTACCAAGTTAGGAAAACCGTTACCACTACTTGATACAAAGTGCGAGTGGCTTGGTATCTGAGACAAAGTAAGAGTATGGTTGCTGACTGATACAGAAACAGAACCGCTTGGTGTAAATGAGTTACCACTAAATGACAATGCTGAGTTAGTACCTGATGGTGTTATGCTTGATGCTCCGCCTGTAGTTGCAAGACCATAAGTGCTACCTTTACCGATTACAAATTTATCTTTTAGGTCAGGCAAGTAAAATTGCGTAGATGTTGCAGTGCCATAAGTGTTGCCAAGTGCAGAAAATAAAGCAGAGTAAGTAACTTTATTAACTAAGCTACCATCTGCTAGTAAAAAACCACTTGGTATAGATGATTGTGTCCATAAAATAATGCCACCAGTAGGTATATTTGTAGGCATTGATGAGTTTGTAGCTGATGTTATACCTAATGCCACCATTGTAATAGTGCCACTGCCTATTGAGCCAGAGTCCCATGAAATCGTAATTGTAGTTGTAGGTGATACAAAATTAGATGATGCTATTGTGCCATATAAAGTTGTACCAGTGCCATCTATTAATTTAATTCTTCTACCTGAATGATATGCGTCAATAACATTAGCATTGATACCAATTTCAGTGCCACTAATTCTAGTTGGTGTTATTGCAGTCTCGCCATCGCCAAATTCTATCCACTCAGCGTTTAAATACCAATCCTTAGTGTCTTTAGCCATCTGTCTCATAGTGTCATTGACTTGTGATGGACTCATGCCTTCAGATGCAGTGCCAGTTGCAAAGACTGTGCCATTTAAAGATGCGTTAGTTCTGTAATTTTTTATTCCAGTCATATTTAAAATTTAATTATGTAATTTAAGGATAAGTATGGATTTGTAATGTCAACTGATGCACCGCTAAATGACGATGCAACAGACCCAGATGGTGTTACTGCATTACCACTAAATGAACCAGAGCCAGAAAATCCATGTGAGTGTGCAGAGCCACCACCAGTAAAAGATGTCAAGGCAGAATAATTGAGACTGGTTTGTGCGTTTGCAAACCTGACATTGACACCAGTTCTAGTTGAACCTCTACCATAAGTTGTGCCAAAACTTCTATTACCACCAGTTCCAGTACCCTCGTCTAATATATTACCTACTTCGTGCCTGTGTGATGGAAGTTGAGACTCAGTAAGTGTATGGTTAGCAACTGTTCCTGATACTGACACTGAACCGCTTGGTGTAAGTGAGTTACCAGTAAAACTTGATGATATTGTTCCTGTTGGAATCTGGGCAAAAGCACCACCACTTGTACCTAAATTAAATGAGCTAGACTTGCCTAAAGAAAACTTGCCTCTAAGGTCTGGTAATACAAATTGAGTAGCATTGCCAGTTCCATAAGTTGTGCCAATCACACCAAATAAGTCACCATAAGTTGTCTTTGACACTAATGACCCATCACATATTAAGAACCCTTGAGGTGCGGTTGCACCTGCATAAGATACAATAGATGCGACTGGCATTGCACTTGGCATTGATGTGTTTTGACTGCTTACAATCCCAAACTTCACGCTAACTGGTGAGCCAGACCCTAAAGTAGCACCGCCATCAAACTCTAATGTGAGGTTTGTATTTGGGCTTGAAAATGTACTTGCAGTAACACGCCCATATAATGTGTTGCCAGAGCCATCTAGTATCTTTACTCGTCTGTTTGCATGAAACTGAGTTACAACATTTGCAGGTATGCTAAGTGAGTTGTCACCAGTCCTAGTGTAAGTTACAACTCCATTACCGCTACCATATTCAATCCACTCACCCTCATTGTACCACTCTCTGACACATTGCATTAAGGCTCTGATACCATCATTAATTTGTGATGGACTCATGTTCTCTATAGCAGTACCAGATGGTAGTCTGTTTCCGTTGTCTGATGCTACTGTACTAAAACTTGAAACTGGCATATATTAATCCCCCATCAAAAGACCACGCAAATAATTACTTGCATCTCTTGTCATTTGAACAGTTTGATTTGGTCTTTGATTATATAAATCTGTAAAAGTTTGAGGTTGATTAGCAACCCTGTCAATAACTCCACCTTGTCTTGCTACATTTAATCCAAGACTATTATTGCGTATTCCTGTTAAAATTGGGTCTAAAAATCTATCAACTACACCTGCACCTTGAGCTATACCTGATATTATTCTAGGTGAACCACCTCCCATAAGTGCTAGACCCCTTGCAGGATTATAAAAACTACCTAAAGAACCTGCCATACCAGTTAGACCAGTTGGCAAAAAAGGATTTGCACTAAGACCTGCAACTTTTTCAGTTAAATTAGCACCAGTCATACTATCTAATGTTTTTAATGCGTCAGCTTTACCACGAAAAGTATTCGTGTTTGTATTCTGTTTCATTGTTTGTGATAATTTAGTAAGAATTGCGTTATAGTTTGGGTCATTAGGTTTAAATGATAGCTCTTTACTTAACATTCTTTGTAAATCGTTTGCCTCTTGATATGCGTTCATAACTGGTACATAGTCAGGTGCTTTATTGTTAATTATATCAACAATAGCACCTTTCATTAACTTGTATGGATTTGCTTGGTCGGTAGTTTGTAAATTAATACCTGTTGGCATTTCATTACTTATGTTTCTTTTTAATCTATCAAGACCTGCTAAATTGTGTTGAGTTTTGTCTGCTTGAAATGCAAGCACTTTCTTTTTTATTTTTTCAACACTTTTAAGTGCAAGGTCTGAAAAATCATCATTCTTTTTTATTATATCTAACAATCTTTGACCAACCTCTGAGGGCATAATATTATGGTCAGCAAGGTTTAAAGACTTTTTATCTTTAGCGTAAACCTCTTTCATTTTTTTGTTTGTTTCTTGTAACGCTGATATTGCGTCATTTACTAATGTTTCAGCGTCAAGTCTACCTTTTCTAGCGTCTGTAAAATCTTTTTTCTTTTGACGATTTGCCTCAGTTGCATTATCTAATTTGCCAATTCCATAACTTGTGCTTATCATGCCCCCAGTACCAGTTGTTTTATCAAAAAATCCAGTTGCAATTTTTTGAGAAGTATTTTTAACACCTTGACCTAATGCTATAGTTGCACTTATTGGGTCAGTTACAGTAGCACCTTTAGTTGCTATATTAGCCATTGCACCGCCTTTCGGTGCTAACATTGCACCGCCAGAAAATAAAATACTTATATCAGCTACAACACCAACTGGGTCATTTTTAAATGACTCTTTTACATTATTTACGCCACCATATCTTTCTTTAAAATATTTTCCTACTGCATTTGCTACTTCTTGTTTTCTTTTGCCTTCTGTATTATCACCAATGATATTTCCATTTCTGTCATAAATTTTTCCATCTGCACCTGTCATGTTTAAGACAATGCCCGTTGCTAAATCTTCTATAGAATCGGCAGTTCCAATTGGGTCTTTAAAAATTTGTATAGTATCATTAATCAATTTCTTACCGCTTGGTATTATGTTGTTTGCAGTAGTAGCAAGGTAGTCAAGTGTTGATTGCGTAACACTTTTATCAAATGCACTCTGATTTACTGCGTTATCAATGGCTTTTGCAAATTCTTCATCAGTCATCAATTATCACCTTTTTTTAAAATTTTTTTTATTTGTTCTTGATTTTGTTGTATGAATTTTTGCTCTGATTCAGATGCATTTGGTATATATTCAATTAGCTCTTTATCAGTCATAGTTTCGTAATCAGATACATCAAATATATCACTTACCATTGCATCACTAATTTTTGTTAAATCTGATTCTGAAACCAATAGATTACCCTCTGCATCTTCAAGGTCTGATACATTGTAATCCATCGCTTTCAAGTCTTGGTTATAATCGTAACCTTTTAATGTGCCAGCAGGTTTAAAATTATCATCACCTAATTTTCCAATTACAGAGTCAAAGTATTCTTTCTTTTTCATTCTATTTACAACTCTACCAACTGTTGCATCTCTCAAACGCTTTACTCTTTTTAAATTTATTTCTTCACTCAATAGTGGATTGTAAGCCGCCTCGATAAGTTTTTGACCCTCTCTTTCAGAAAACTGACCACCAAGAGTTTCTTTTAAAGATTGCATAACAACTCCACGCAATGTATCAAAATTATTTTGTGCCTCTGGAAAAGATATACCTCTTACTGTATCGCCCACTAAACCAATAGCAGTGCCAGTCATGTCAGTGCCACCCTTAATTGCGTTCTCTAAATTATTTATAACAAAATTATATGAGTCTAAATTTGCAAGTTCTTTTTGTAATTTATTGTCACCCATAAATTTAGAAAATTCTTTTACAAATAAATTATCTTCTTCTTCTTGTGCTTTTGTTTTTGTATAGCCTAGTGGCATACCTTGTTCGCCTGATAATTTAGCTTGTGAAATTTTATATTGTAATTCAGGACTTAAATTTTTTGTTTCATAAAAAAACTTTTCAAATTCAGGATTGTCTTTTGACATCATAAAATTTTTCTGAGCAGTTGTTGTTTCCATGTTTTTAAGGGTTGTTTGCACAAAACCTTTTGGGTCTAAAACTGCTAATACTTGTTGATGCTCTGGCAAACCTGCTAAAAACTCTTTAATTTTTTCTTTTTTTAACGCATCATCTGGATTCTGTTGTCTTATTAAATCTTGCTCGGTAATTGTATTGCCATAAGTCATTTGCCCTGCATTATTGGCAACTGTTGTATTTTGTGGATTAGGAATTGTAATTTGGTTTGTCATTGCAGGTGACATCGGTGGCAACTGTAAATTAGGCATTTGCATATTTGCAAATGGGTTTGTAAATCCACCTATTTGATTTTTTAAAGCAACATTTTGTGCATAAAGATTTGTGTCAAGTATTCCCATTTATATAAGTCCTTTCAAGTTTGGATTAAATCTCAGCATATTATTTAAAAAAGGTGCGTTTCTATTTCCCATTTGTAAGGGTGTAAATCTACCAACGCTTGCTTGTTGAGGTTTATAAAAATTTATACCGCCTGCAAGTCCTCTATTAGCCATGCCTTTATTGCCTGCATCGCCTGACATCATACTTCTTACTGGCACATTTTCATAAATTGCTTTGCCATCTACATCAAGTGCAGGCGAACCATCAGAATTAAGTAAAGGTTTTAATTCATAGTTTGTTATCTGACCGCCTCGAAATATATCATGTATGCTTTTTTGACCACCACTAGCAAACCTGCCAGTATAATTTCGTATGACATAGTTTTTATCTACATTGTTGTTTTGATTTAACTCATTCAAAACAATATTAGTCATAGTGTCTAATTCATTTGCCATAATTTTATCCTATTCCAAACCCAAACCCACTGCTTTTGCCTGATTGAGTTCCACTAGATATTGTTGTAGGGAAACCAAAAGCAAATGGACTTATAATGTTTGCGTATTGTTGTAAGTTAGCAAGTGGTGAACCTGCCCCATAAACACTAGCCATCAAGTCAAGTTCGTTAATTCTGTCTTGCCTCATATTTGGCATACCTGCGAACCCATAAGATGTGTCAAGTGTATCGCCTGCTAGATTAGTTAGATTACTAATAGCATCATCAAAACCAAGTAATGCGTTTGTTTGTGCGTTATATACATTGCTACTTGCATCACCGAGTAGTCCTGCAAGACCCATACCTGCATTATATTGATTTGTTCCTAAATCTCTTAGTGCATCTGCCTCGATGCCTCTTTCTAATCTTGCATCAGCTAATAATTGAGGTATTGCTACTTCGCCAAATGCACTGCCAAAAGTGTCACCAAATGCACCACTATTGACATCAAACCTGCCCATTCCTGCTAATTCATTCATTGCTAAATTTTTAGCTTGGTTTGCAGTGTTTCTCATAAAGTCATCTTGAAACTGGTTGTAAGGTTGACTCATTTGACTGTAAAAATCAGTGCCACCGCCTTGAGCGAGTGCATCAACAACACTTGAACCAGACTGGGATTGATTGAATAAATTTGTTAAATAATCCGCACCTACCCCTGTCGGTTGTCCTGCAATAGCAGATTGAAAACTGCTAAGTGCGTCAGTGCTTGTTGGTGTTAAATTGTTAAATAAATTTGCACCTTGACTTTCTAGTGCAAGCATTTGATTTGTAGGGTCTGCAAATAAATCATTGCTATAATCAAAACCACCTAAAAAATCTGGTTGCCCTTGATTGTATAGATTACCTGCTTGATTTATTATTTCACCTATTGCACCCTCAGTAGGTGCGTATGGACTCACCTCACTTGTTCCTGAAGTTTGCGATTTTTGTTTGTTTCTTCCAAAACCTATACTAGCCATTTATTTATCACCTCTCTTAAGTTCTTTTTCTAGTAATACATGAGTTTCTTTATACCCATGAGATTTATAAATTTTCGTCCAACCTTTTCTTGCAAGTGCTAAACCTCTATCACAATCATTTTTGATTGCGTAATCTTCCAAAGTTTGAACCACTTTGTATTGCCAAAGTTGACGATTTTTGCCAGTCATAATGATAACTGAACAAAACTTAGATAATGGTCGCTCTACTATTTCAGTAATAACAAAACCATAATGTTCTTTTTTGTCTCTATCCCAAATAAGCCATAATTGAAAGCAACCACTAAGCAGTTCTTTCATCAGTTCTTTCTCATCATATCCATTGCGTGCTTTTGCTAAAACTTTTTGCACCTCTCGGATAATCATAGGGTACACAGCAGAAATTTTGTCAGTAGGAATAAAAACAATATCTATGTTATTAGCCATACATTAGAACCATTATAAATTACTCTAACCACTCCAAAATCTGTTGTTATTTGTGTGTTTGCATTTCCTTGCACTGTATTGCCAGTGTTGGCAATGACTGAAATATTGTTTGACGATGCACTACCGCTACTGTCTTTAATAATATAGTTTGTTCCTATTGGAGGTGATTTAGGTAGTAATAGTCCTACTGCATTAGCAACATTGACATCTACAAATAAATCATCAATCAATAAATCGTAAGTGGTTGTTGTAACCTTACGATAAGGGATATTTACTCTATTAACTATATCATTTATAGCTTGTTGAGCTTGCTTATTAAAATATTCTTGGTTAGTGCCACTGGTACGCCTAACATACTCAATAGCCATTATTCAATAATCCTTTTTATTCTTACTCTACAAGTATCAGGAGTCACACAATCAGTATAAAGTTCAGCAGATACAGATTGACAACTAACCATTATTCCTTTTCTTTCATCTATCCGTTTTGCAACCTTACGCTTTTCTTCTAAACACTTACTGAGCGATGTCTCGCCATTTTCATTATACATCGGTGTATGCTCTATTATTTTACCATCAGCAGTTGTAATTAACATTATTGCAAATACCATCTCAATCATAAATACCATTGCCTCTTAACTTATCTGTCAATTCTTCAAGGTCTAAAACCCTTTCCTCAATGAAATCAACTTGTAGTTGTGCTTTGCCAATTAAAGGTAGTTGTTTATCAACATTAGATTGCAACGCCTCTAACCGAGTAGCGGTAAACTCTAATAATAAAAATGCCTCTTTTAACTGACTATCAATTTCTGTAACTGGTATTGTATCAATGTGTTCATTAATTAATTCTATGTCATTTAAAATTAATGCTTGGCTTGTCTCTAATGCAGTAATTTTGTTTGTTAGAGTATTAAAAGTAAATACTGCTGATGCAACCAATCCAATTATCCCTAAAAGGTTAAAAATTGGCATGGAAATACTACGATTACTGCTTACCTCTATTGGTTTCTCTGACATTATTGAACCCCATCAACAGTTGCCTCAAGCTCTACACCCATTGCATCGCTAAATGTTGCTTTAGTTGGCACTTTAATAGTTATTTTATGGTACTTTCCACTTTGTCTAAATGTTGCTACTCCATTGTCATTGCAGGTAGTAAAACCAGTTTGTTTTACAATACCGCCTGCTCGTTCTCTACTGATAACATTTATCTGAGCAGGTTTATAACCACTGTAAGTTACATTGCTAATAGTGTTTGCTGACGCTACTACTATTTGTAATAGAGTGTCATTTATTACTTGAGCAACAGTAAATTTAATTTGATTAAATTGGCTTTGGTCATCAGTAACAATTATAACATCACCACTTGCAATCTCAGTTGTGAAAGCAGTACCAGTACCATTGACTGTTGAGTCTGTAATACTAATTCTGCCAGTTTTAAGTGTAGGTTCTACATCTATTACTGGTCTGATTTCGCTTAAAAATGTTCTTTTGCCCTCTGCATATTCTTGCTCGCCTATGGTAATCGTTGCCTCTAAAACATCGCCAGAAAATGTAGCAAACTTATTAGTATTATCAAAAGCACTAAAAAACAATGTACCACCTTGATACACTCTAGAGTCAAAACTGTCTGTAAATCCTGTATCAATATTTGTTGAAATATTATCAAGTTGCTCAAGTGTTGTACCAGTAGTAAATGCTGAACCAACAAACTGAGTTGCTATATTTATAGTACTGAACCTGTCTGCTGAATAATTATAAACTAATATTTTGTCAGGATTACCACTACTTGAGTTTGTGCTTGGATAAGACCAAAAAATTAATTTATTTAATGGGTCGTGTCCACTTGTAATTCTAAGTAGATTGCTTGGGTCAACATCACCATCAAAAAAGTCATCAATCTTGTTCTCACCTATTAATTTAGTTGTTTCACCATCTGTTACTGCGAAACCATCTTGTGATAAGAAATAAGATTTATTACCAACTGTTACTAATGACCCATGTGCAATGCAACCTCTTTCTTGCTCAATCGTTCTTAATTGAAAGATGCTAGAACCGCCAACAAAGTTAAGTTGAAATATTTTATTTAAACCAAATATAATACCAAACTCGCCACCAACTAATCCTGTAATCTCAGCAGTATCAAATAATGTTTCAAAATCTGCTTGGTCAGTTCCAACAGTCCAACTTGCGTGATTACCTATAGCTGACCACTGCACTCTGTTTCTGTTTGTAGGTTGCCATGCAGTTACTAAAAAGTTTCTAACTACCGCACTATGCCAAAATGTAGGCGGTGAACCACCTAAGTTTGCAAAAGTACTACTGTTGTCTAATTGCCATACCTGCGGTGCATTTGCACCATTAGATGCAACAACAAAGTTTCCAAATTGTGTAAATTGCCAATCATTTTCAGCAGGCGTTGTATATGTTGTGCCACCACCTACATCAGTAAAAGTATTGGATTGAAACCTATATAGTTTAGTCTCGTCACCTGCAAAACTGGTTATGTTACCTGACGATGACCTAAATGACCCAAAACCCTGACACCTATTAGTAAGTGCATTTATGCTGACGCTTGCGATATTCCTAACAGGTTTGTAACTTTTAAATGCAGGTATAACATTGTTTGCATCTACAAGCCCCTCATTTCTGTAGTCTGGCAAGTCAGGCAAAAAATCAAGAAATGGTTTATAAGCCATGATTACTCTGTACTTGTTGTGCCACGCATAATAAGTGGTACATCTTGATTGTACTTAGATGTATCGTTAAGACTTACTACTCTTTCAATGGCGTTGTTGTAAAAATTAAGCCACTCTTTCACTATGTTTTGGTCAATACCCCTAATAAATGTATTAGCAAAATATAATGACCCAAATAGATAACAGTCTGAATGATTGTTTAGTATGTCATTAGTGTCAGCGTCATTAGTCAATGCGTCAAATTTTTTATAGTAATACATTCTAATACTATAAGTGCCATCAGGTATTGGATAAAAATGTATCTTATCATTGAGGATTGTGTAAGCTACTGGTTGACCAACTACGCTACTACCATACATATCAAATGCCTGATTAGGCGTAACATACTGTAATGACACTTTAGGTGATGCGTTTATGTAAACTGCATTTGCACCCAAAAATCCTGTTGGTAGCAATTCAGTTTCAGCATCAGCATCAAAGTCAAGAAAGTTTATCATCTTGTTAAATCCTGCTGATACAAACTTTGCGTTAAAATCATTCTCTGCAAGTTTTATAAAGTCAGGTATATCGTTTACTAGGTCTGTTCTACCTAACCAGTTTGCAAGTGCAGTTTTTAAGTTTGCATAATTATTTAGTGCCATTTAAAATGTTCCCTCTGAAGTTTTTAAATACGCCCATTCTGGCGAATTTAGTTTTTTTCTTAAATATTCTGTTTGTTCTAATGGTGGTAATTGAGTGAATAAAAACCCATCTTGTGCCAACCACTCGTAGATTACAACTAATGGTATAGATGCAACTTTGCGAGCATCTTTGCTTGCATTGTAACCAGTAAAATTATTTCTTTCTTCTTTGTTTTTCTTTAGTATAGGTTCTACATCTTGTGTATAAGATGTTGTCCACTTTTGACTTTGCTCATCAAACTTATGTTCAGTGGCGATTACCCCATCGTATGTTTTGTCTATTGTCTTTGCCATTTAATAAAATTATTGCTCACCTTTATAATTGTGTTTAATGTAACTTTTCGCCACTAACCAAAGTTGCGGTTTTTCTGTCATATTTAGTTCTTTTAAAACTTGTTCAGTTGGTTTTGTAAATTTCTCTTTCCAGTCAACTTCCATAAACCACTGTGTGCCTTTACTTAGATTATGTGACTCTAATAATAGTTTTATCCAATACCTACTTTTAAATAATCCATTTTTTTTAAAAAATTCATTAAGAATAGTAAAAATCCACATACCTATTATTGAAAACCTAAACTCATGTCTCATACCAAATGTAAACATAAGACCCTCGCCTGCAAGTGATGTATCATATCCTGTAATGAAATGTTGCAAGTCATGTACTACACACCAGTCTTGTTTATATCTTTTAACTTTTTCAGTATCTTTTTTATTTTTATATAAGTTATATAAATCAACAATAGTACTGTTGTCATAGTTCATGTATTTATAAAAATCTTTTCCAAATGAACCATCTGGCAGTTTTTTTAAATCATCATTAATTAAGTTATACAAATTGTATTTAGGTTTGTATTTTTTTATAAAACGCTTTTCAAAATCAAATTTTTGAAAATTGGTTAATAATTTGTGTGCGGTATAATTACCAATCATTTATAATAGATTATAACTTTGTTTGCTTTATCACTTATATTTTTTAGTTTTACAGATGGACTTTCTAATTTTTTATATTCATATTTGTTAAATGGCATTGTATGTCCATCATTTGCTGAACCAAGTAATGTTGTTTCAATTACAGAGTCTTGAGTTGTAATTACATATGCAGTTTCACAATCTGGTCTTTCAACATCTATAGTTTCATTTGGTGCAACATCTATATGTTTCATGCCCCAATTTACACTAGCATTTTTTTGCATAATGCACATAATCTCTGCATCAGTGCTTTCAGCAACAATATGTAGGTTTGATGTATCTAACATATAGCTTAGAGGAAATGTTGCCCAATCTTTGTTCTCACCTGTAAGTGTAATTCTTGTAACTAGTTTACTGTTCTCTAAATCTTTTTCACATTCCCAAGTTTCAGGGCAGTCCTCAAGATATTGTATAAAAGCGTCAACATCTTTTTCTTCTATGTTATCTTCTTCTATCCATTCATAAGTTACAGAAACAGACCCATTAACAAGAATATAATTTTGTTGATTTTGTTTTATTTTTTTAGAGTATTCATGGGTTGTTTTTATTTTTGCAGGGTCAAGTTCCATCTTTCCAATTCTGCCTATTTCCATTCCAACTTCTATGTTTTTATAATCAGGAAAAGCTAACTGTAAATTTCCCTCTAATGTTGCTAATTTTGTATCATCAAACTTATAAGTAAATATTACATTCATATAGACTCTACCTCTGTGTTATTTTTTTCTTTTACAATATTCCATTGTGGGTTGTCTTTTTGTTTTACTTCAAATGTTTCTGGGTCAACATAAAAACCATCAGGATTATAACCTAGCTCTCTTAACCATTCATTTTGTATTCTTATTTCAGCTTCTTGGTGCATACTTTCCCATTGTTGATGCCCATTTCTTAAAACAAAGTTTTTATAAGAACCATTAAAATTTTCTGGTATAAAATCTGTTTGCATTAAATCATCTCGCCTAATAATGCCATTTTCAATATGCTCACACCCTTTAGGCAATGCACATTTTAATACTTTTTTATATTTTAAAATCATTTTTGTGTTTCCATTCAATTTTTTTTAATTTGAAATTACTATAGACAACATAAAAGTAAAAACACATGACCAAACAATTATTGTTATAATTAATTCTAAAATGTGTAATTTCATTAACCAATTACAATACTTGTGTTTGAATTAAGCCTACCTAATGCCCAGTTATCAAATGTGGTGCTAAGACTAGCAGAGTTATTCCTGCTTATACCGCCCCAAGTTAAAAATTTATCTGTTGAGCTTGGTGCTGTAAAATTCTGTCCACTTGCTGTATTACTAGCGTTATTCCAAGCCTGAAAACCAAGACCTTGAAAAGTTGCACCAGAATAATTTTGAAATAAATATTGTGCAATACCATTTATATTAAATTCAAATACCCAAGCGGAAAAAACAGCATTATTTCCCCCTTTAATTTTATTTGATGCTGTAATTGTAGCTGAAAACCCACCTGCAACTACTGATGTATCTGATGCAGTTGGTGTTACTGAACCAGAAAAATTTGTAGAATAGCCAAGCATTGTAAACTGACTTTTTGCTACACCTTGTGTAAATTGTTTCATGTTTATGTTATGAGTTAAATCAAGTGGTGCTGTAGCTGATGTACCATAAAAATCTTGAACATCTATAGTACCACTTGTTGGTATAGATGAAGTATTACTATGATTAGGTACTAAACCTCCACCTCTGTAATATTCATTAATTCCAATAGGATTACTGCCTCCAAACTCACCTTGTATTGATTGCAGGCTAATTGCTCCACTACTAGGTAAGGTCATGTCTAATTTTCCTCAACTTCAGTTATCAACCTATTGACAATTAATTCTAATTTTTCGTTTCTATCTTTTAATTCTTTGATTGCTTCAATAAGTAAACCAACAGTATTTTGATATTTCATTGTATGCATATCTTCTAAGGCATCTGGGTTCATGTCTGACTTTAAATTTTGTATAGCTACCAACTCAGGCACGATTTCTTTTACCTCTTGAGCAATAACACCAATCTCTCTAGCTTTTGTTTCTTTTCTTGTGTACTCAACACCTCTAAGTTTAGAAACTTTGTCTAGTGCATTGTCGATTGTTTTAATATCTTCTTTTATACGAATGTCTGAGAAAGCTGTACAGTTAGCGTTAAAAGTACCATTTCCAGAGCTATCAAGGACAAATACATTAGAACCAGACGCATTTCTGCAAATAAAGTTTGTGGTAAATTGATGATACATATTATTACTATGATGTTCTATTTTACCAGCTACTTCACCTGACCATGTACCACCATTAATAATTTCTAATCTTTTGTCAGCTTCAACTTGAACCCCTTGAGATGTAGTAGAAAACATTTTAGCATTATTGTGATAAAGCTCTACTGCACCATCATTAATAAATTTTGCTTGAAACTCTGAACCATGTTTTATGTGTAAATCAGCAGCATGGTTGTCAATAATATTATTTGTACCATCATGTTTTATTTGAAGGTCTGTGCCTGCTCCAACTGCAAGTATTCCATTGTCTTGATTGAGCCAACAATTTCCAGTTACTTGTACACCTGACGCATAAGTTTCTAATTTGTTTGCACCATCATGAAAAAGTTGTACTGTTCCACCATCTATACAATTAATATAAGTTTTATCGTTTGTTGCATTGTTCAGTATTAAATTCGTTGCTCTAATATCTAATCTGTTAGCCCCTGTTTCTTTAATTATAGAGCTGTTATCTGATGAGTCGTGAAATATTTCAAAATCGTTTCCATCTCCGAGTCTTATTTTAACATCATCATTAAAATCTACGCCTGTTGCTCCACCTACAGGTGTTGGGATTGTTGGTGTTCCTGATAAGTCTGAATATGCACCTGAAGTTGCGACTGTTGCTAAAGTTGGTGAACCAGATAAATCACCGTAAGCACCTGTTGTTGCTACAGTTGCTAAGTTGCCAACTGCTGTATTTAAAGCACCAATATCAACTCCATCGACTGTACCTGAGACAACTATGTTGCCAGTAACATCAACACCAGTTGCACTTGTTTCAAAAACTTTTGTATTATTTTCAAACAACTCTACACTACCGCCATCTTCAGCGTTAATCATAGTTTTATCGTTTGCACTGTTTTTGACAACAAAGTCTGATGCTCTTATTTCTAAATCGCTAGTGCCACCCTCTGCAAATATTGTTTTGTTAGTTGAAGACTCATGCTTAATACTAAAATCACCACTACCGCTTGCTCCACCAAATGATAGTAATACATCATCATTAAGATGTAATTCGCCAGTAAATGTACCGCCTGATTGTAAAACAGATGGTATCGTTGCTGAACCACCTAGTGCAACTGATTGACCATTAATTGTTATAGTGTTTGTTGGTATAGTTGTTGTAATAGCAAAGTCACCAGATGAGTCCATGTTTGCAGTTCCAGTGACCGCACCTGATAAAGTTACAGTACTTGTTTGGTTGTCAAAACTATCAGTGCCATCATGTACCAATATTTGTCCTGCTGATGGTGACGATATGTTTGAGTCCCCTGCCTCTGCAAGAGTATCAATGCCTGATATTTGAGCATCAACATAAGTTTTAATTGCTTTACTTGACGCTAATTCATTGTCTGACCCACTTACTGAAGTAATATCGGTATCAACTATATTTGAAATTGATACATAAGGAATATTACTGATAGTGTTTGCATTGCCATCAATAGTTTTATTACTAAGATTACTGGTGCTTGCAGGTGTTAAATAATTACTATCGTTTGTCCATTGAGAAATATTACCTGATTTATTTGTGAAAGTGTTTGTTGATGATGCGGTGGTATATCCTGAGTCATTTGTCCATTGTGATATGTCACCTGATTTATTTGTGAAAGTTGCAGTATCGCTTGCATAGTTGGTGAGTTCAGTTTGCACATAGGCGGTAGTTGCTATCCTAGTGCTATTGTTGTCAGCAGTTTGAGTAGTTGCGGTTGCATTGCCAGTAAACGCAGGACTGGCTAAACCTGCCTTATTATCCAGTTGTGTTTGTATATCTGATGTAACACCATTAAGGTGTCCAAGTTCAGCGTCAGTTACGCTACCATTTAATACAATATCAATTTTATCATTAGGGTCATCATATGTTACTGTTACGCCTGAATGTGAGCCTGCGGTAAACATTGCACCAACAGTATCACGCTGACCCTCTGGGTTTATTCCAAAAAAAGTTGATAATTCACTAATAGGTGCTTTTTTTGTATGGGTTGCTGATGTATCTGATATAACAATTTCGTCATCGTTTGCTATATCAGATGCGGTCATCGCATTTAATTCACTAATTTTTTTATCAGTCATTTATAATCCCTTGTTTAATCTTTTATGTTTATTCATAGATGATGTTTTCAATTTTGTTTTGTTTGGGTTTCCAATAGATGTTCGTTTATGTACTGGCTCATGAGGCGTAAAAGTCTTAGTTCTTTTCGCCATTAACCAATAATAGGTTCTTCAGTGTTAATTGCTACAGTTCTAGCCTCTGCAAGTTTGAGGTTGTCACCATCATTATTATTGCCTGTTAGCAATATGAAATGACCGCCACCACTTCCATCATCATACTTAATACCAAAACCAGATATGTCAGTTCGTCTGTCTCTATATCTTTTTGGTGAGCGTATGTTTTTTCTTTGTGTTAATCTTCCGCCTAACATTATCTTATTGCGTCAGCTATATGTAAGTTACCAGTAGAACCACTTAATGATTTTACTGCAATTTTAGAGCCTACAGGTATCACTAGGTATTCAATCGTAAATGCAGGTAAGACCGCACTTGAGTTTGTTGCAGTAGGATTTAAGTCTATTTCAATTAAGCAATCACAAGTTGGTATGACCCTGTAGTGATTAAGTGAGTTTGTCAGTGCATTAGACTGAGCAGATGTTGAACCAATTGCTACTGTTTGATTATTTGCTAAACCAAATGCAGTAGGATAACCATATTTTGCCATTATTTACTTACCCCTGTTATAAAGGCTAAACCACTACCTGTTGAAGTTCTTACTGCTACTTTTTCTGTAGGTTTAACACCTAAATAAAATTCAGTTTTAGCAGGTATAAAAGCGTCACTGGTTGTTGCAGTAGGATTAGCACCAATTACAAAATGACTATCAACTGTAGTTACCAGTCTGATTGCAAAGATGCCATCGCCTAATTCAGATGATTGAGCCGATGTTGCTGATGTTGTTACTTTTTCTGTAGATATATCTCTATATTCCATAAATTCCTCTCAGTGCATGGGGTGGATTTACCACCCCACGCTTAGTTTAATTACGATTAAGATAAATCGTATATTCCACCATTACCTGCCTCGTTCTTGGCACATAATGACCACTCAGTTGTGAGTAGGTACTGTCTGTTATCGCCAGTTTTTGCCAACTCATCTACTTTGTATGGTCTTAGTTCTGCCATTTCCCAAAGGCTATGGTCGATTACTAGAGCGTCACGACTCCGCATATGCCTCGCTGGTACGACATTGTAAGTTGAGAAATCCCCAACATAAACATCGACTGCACCAACAATAGTTTTGTCAGGAGTCTGTACTTGCTTAGTAGCACCACCAGTAAATGATGTTGAGATAACCTGCTTATTGGCACTTCCAACATAGATGGTATCTGCCGAGCCACCATTATCCCATACTGATTTACTTACTGCTTTAAGCAATGTCTCAGATAATGGTCTAAGGTTTCCACTAGATGCGTCAGTTCTAGTAGCACTTCCATCAAGAGATGATGGGTCAGCACCGCCATTACCTGCACTTGTGTTAGTTCCTAACCAAGTATTGATACCTGCTGATTGTCTAGCAGTTGTAGCGTTACCTGCATTTTTCGCACCATTTTGAAATATTGAAGTTTCAATATCGTTTTTCAAAACTTTTGCGTTCTTCGCTAGTAGGTATGCAGACATAGTAGCTAGACCTGCTGAGTCTACTGAGTCTTGTGTACCTGATACTGCGAATGATTTTGCAGATATTTGCGTGTTGTTGTTTAATCGAGTTACATCTGATTGAGCAGTTGCAGAGTAAACTTCACCCTCTAATTGTGCATTGTTAGCAACAGGACTAGCGAGTGAATCCTTTAACCATTCAACTTTAGTAGATGATGTACCGATTTTTTTGATACTTGACATAAAAGGTGTCTCGAAAGGGCTGATATTGCTGATGATATCCCCTAAATTTTCACGAGTAGTTTTGCCAGAAGTATCAAATGATGTTTTACTGTTTGATAATAAAGCCATCGTTCTACCTTTCTTAAGTTAAGTTATTATTAGTTTTCAAAAATAGACTTAAGAAGTTCAGTTGCATCATCGGTTCTACCAGTTTTTTTCAATCGTGCCATTTTATCAGAAGCAAGTCGTTTTTGTTTTGCCTCTTTACTTTGGACTACGCCACCTTTTACAACTTTTGGTACATTTTGTACTTTGCGTTGTGCAAGTGGTCTTTTGCTCATCATCTTATCGTACTCAACCGCCATATTAATAATCTTTACGATACGATGGTCATATATCTGACTTATTTCTGTATCTGTAAATTTATTACGAGCTAACAATGATTTAATTTCTGCATTTTTTTTAGATGCAGTCTCAGGGTTTCTCATTTCTGGCAGTTCAAGCAACATTTTTTGTTTTTCCAAAGCAATATGTTTTTCTAATTCAACATTTTGTTGCCTTGTAATTTCTGCTTGTTGCTTACTCAGTGCCTCTTTTTTTTGATTTAAAAAGAACAACTGTCTTTGAGCCTCTACTGGGTCTGTTGCCATTAGTTCTTCAATTTGTTTGGCATCTAATCCCAATTGTTGTTGAGCAAGATTGATAGCTTGGTTTGCAGTGTTTAAGCGATTATTTATTTCCTCATTTTTTTTCTGAGTTTCTTCTTGAAACGCCTGCTTTTCGATAGATAAACTTTCAGTCTTACGCCTATAATCTGAATCTCGCTGATACCCTGCAACTAACTCGTCTTGATTGACCTCATATTCTTCGCCATTAACCTTGACCTTAAAGGTTGGTAATGCTTGAACATCTTGGGTTTCTTCGACTGGTTGTTGTTCAATATCATCGTATACCTCTTGAGCATGAGATTCAAGGTCAGCATCAGTTACTACATCGTCATTGAAAGCATCAGGTTGTTCTTCAACTTGACCTGTTTCTTCCTCAGATACATTAACTTGCTTAACCTGCTCAACAGGCTTTTTGCTACTCTCATCACTTGTTAAGTCAGTGATTGCCTCACCCTCACCTAACAAACCAACTATTGCATCAGTAGCTTGAGTTGTGCTTAGACTATTCTCACTCATGAGTATGTCCTTTCATATTCAATATCACATTATTGTGATAAAGATTCGAGAGTTCCAAATGGTTGACCCTCAGAATATCTAAAACTTCTTTAAATTTTTTAATGTTTGTTTTGCTAACTGCCCTGTAGTTACATATTCCTCAAGATGTTTCTCAAACTGATTGATAGTGTGATAGAGTTCATAGCATTTACGCCTTGCCTCATCATCTTGTAGTTTTGTGTTTAACATCTCAGTTGTGTAAAGTTCTTTAAGTTCTTTAAACGCTTTCTGTAATGTTTCGTTTTGCAACAGGGTTTCAGTTGCTTGTCCTACACTAACCTCTTTGTGTAGTTTATCCTCATCGTGCATAAATTATTTAGGTATATTAAATCGTGCTTGCGGTATTGTTTTTGGTAACTCAGTATTAACTTGAGTTTGCGGTTCAACTTGCGGTTTCTCTATACTTAATGCTTTCATCATTTCTCGCATTTCTTCCACTGCAAGTTTTGTCCTAGACTTAATTTCTTCTTGGTTAATATCTTTATTGCTTTGTATTTCCATTGATGCGATGTCTGCCTCAAACTTCAATAATGCTTTTTGGAAGTCTAATGCCAACTTATCTCTCTGGAATTTAAGGTCAGCTTGCTTACGCTGATTTTCACCTTGTATTTGTGCAAGACTAACTTTTTCAAACTCAGTTGGTGGTTTAGGTTGTGGTTGTGGTAATTCCTGAGTTGATGGGTCAAGAAAGAATTGGTCTGCATCTTGCATACCTGCGGTCTCAACCATGCGTTGTAAAGTTGTATATATCTTATCAAGATTAACTAATGGATAAGATGGGTTGCCTTGTAGTTTCAATGCTTGTATCTGACGCTCAAGGATATTGTTTAGGAAAAGCATTTTCCTGTCCTCACTACCACTGCCTAATCCGCTAGAAATAGTTACATCACATCTATCACGCCACTCATAAGGTTTGTAAGGTATAAACTCGTTTCTAATCATGACAACATCTTCTTTGTCTTGGTGTTTCACAACCATTTCAAAAATCTTACGACCTAAATCTTTTATTCCTGTATTTGCAAATGTTCTTGCAAAAAACTCAATACGAGATTGTGCTGAGTTCATGACCTGATTAAGACCAGTAGATGTCTGAGAGTTTAACGCATCAGCATTAAGACCCATTGATGTTTTTGATACGCCAGTTCTTTGTTCTTTTAAATCATCGTAATATTTTAAAATAGGAAAAGCGATGTCATTAATAGGTTGTGCAGGCAATGACGATACCGCCTCACTTGGCGAACCTTTTACTCTGACAATCATGTTAGGTCTGTTTGTTAAAATATCAGATATGTTTGTTAGGCTATCATTTACAATCAATCTGTTGTTTGACAATCCATAAATATTGTCATTGATAGACCTCATGATGAAAGATTTTACAGTTTGCACATCTTCGACCATCTCAGCTATAGACCTACCATAGAACCTGTGAGGCATAATGATTGGTGTTAGAGATACAAATGGCATCGTATCAAATGGCTCATCGTCAAGTATCATGTTAGCGTTCTCGCCTGCAACAGTTACTTTGCGTAGTTCAGATACACCTTTACCCTCGTAATCACATTTGACATAACACTCATAAATACACACCTCTTGTGTTGAATAATCTATATTGTTTTTTGTGCTATTTTTATCAATATCGTCATGCCTTGCTTGTTCCTCACTATCATAATCAGAGTCATAAGCACTTGGTATCGTATCTACTAAGTCTCTATCAAAACCCATTTCAATGAGTTCGCCTCTAGTCTTTTTAACTTTTTGTGCAACAAAGTTTGCACTGTTAATCGTTTTAGCTCTAGACTCAATAATAAATTCTTCAGGTGGTATGCCCTCTATCTTGACTTGACCTTTTTCTTCTTTCTTGTGTATGACAACATCGTGCATCATGGGTGCAGGTACTTGTTGCATACCAACATCAATTATTTGTCCATCAGGTGCAACTTGAGGTGGTACTGGTAGCTCCATCATATTGTTTTCATCAACAATAATACCCTCTGGTATTGCTTTTTCGTCTACTCGCTCTGTATGTTCGATAACTTCTACACCATCGTCAGCAAGTAACATGGTAAATTGCTTATCGTCTAAGTTCTCATAAGACTCTCTTACTACCTTGTCTGTCTTTTCCCAGAATACTTTTACAAAACCATTTTTTTCAATCAGTGAGTCCTTTATCATATTGTGCAGTAGTACCCAACCATCATTTTTCTTATAAAAAATATGATTGATGTAATCAGATGCCTGCTTCGCAACTTCTATGTCCTCTGCACCTACTGGTTCTGCTCTAAATATCTGATTGCTTGCAGTAAAGATTTTCATAAGTTGTGCCATAAGGCTCTCAACTGCATCAGCAGTATCACTGCTAATAACCTGACTACGACCCTCAATCTCATTGCCCATTTCAGAGCCTAGATAATATTCTACTGCTCTTTCACGCTCTTGTGATAGTGTACCGCCATAGTAAGCCTCACTGCTTTGTATATGATTGCCTACCAATGCTTTTAATTCATCTTCGGTAATCTTTTTATTCTTTCGTCTTGCCATAAATTAAACTATTCCTGCTGAGTTATATTCTAAAGGTTGTGACCAGTCACTTGTACGCATATTGCCTACCGCTAAACCAGTTCTTAGTGCATCTGCACAATGACTATGCTCGTTATGTAATGGTCTATCTCTGTATATGTTATGCCTGCTATCGTAAACTTTGGTGTAACCCTTTAAATGATTTATACCTAAAGCACACATTCGCTCATCGAACCAAAAATTATCAAACTGGTGTCTGACTTGTGCTATACCATCTGATATGGGTATCTTTGGTGCGATGTCTATATTGTTGATGCCTAACTCGTTTAATATTTGTAATCGAGACACACCTAAACTTAAATCTCTGACTTTGATGTCATGAGGCATTACAACCCTATTAATGTTGTATTGCTTTCTTTGCAAAAGGTCTGCTAGATATTGCAAACCCTCACCGCTATATTCTTCATACTCTACAAATCTATATTCTTGTCCATGTCTCTGAACATACCATAGACTTGTCATGTCATTGATGCCTATATCTGCATAGACCTCAGTTTCTAAATTTACATCTTCATCAATCTTTGTGATACGACCCTCATCGTATGCTTTTTGCACATAACCGCCATAATATGAGCCAGTGATGTTTGCACTAAACGATACATTAAACTCTTGCTCATAAGCGTCATTACCCATGACCTTTTTTGCTTGTTCTAACTCGTCCAGTGGTACGACTTTAGTTTCTGTAACTGGTAGCAACAATCCTGCCCAGTCCTCGCCACTATCCTCACTGATTGCGTGCTGATATATCTTATAAAAATAATTTTGTAACTTGGGTGTACCAATAAAAACACATCTGGTCTTTTCACCCATTAAATCGTTTCTATCAACTAATGCAGGTCTGATAATCTGGTTAAATAATTCTTCATTAACCATTTGTGTCTCATCAATGCAACAAAAGTCAATGGCACGCCCTCTTAGACGCTCACCACCATCATTTGCACCGACTAACTGCATACGACTACCATTAGAAAACTCACAACTAAGGTCTGTCTTATTGAAAACAACATTAGGTATGTTCTTTGTCATGGTTTGCCAATAATCAAAATGGATAGCTTTACCCATGCTGATTGTTGGAGTCACAATATACCCACGCCAGTTAGGTTTTTTGGTTTTCAATGCCTCTCGTATCATGTGCATTGTAAGAGCCAATGATTTACCAAACCTACGATGACAAACTGCAACTACAAATCGGTGCTTGTCTATTAATTCGTGTAATACTTTTTGGTAAGGTCTAGGCTTATAAGGTATTATAATTTGTTTTGCCATTTACCATGCTTTACAACTCCAATACCTAGCAGAGAGTTTACTCAAACCCCCTTTGTCACAACCATGTCTTGCTCTAAACGATTTTCTACGCGATGGTATGTTTTTTTTAATTTTCATATTTGCATCACCAAATCGTATCATCTTTACCTTGCCTTTTTCTCTTGCAAGGACTACTGATTTTTTACCACCCTTGACTGAGCGTTTAGGTTTGTTATATCCGCTAAATCGCTCACCTCTATAGGTGATAGCCATTATTTTTTCTTACCTTTTTTCTTTTTCTTCTTTTTGTTCTTTTTCATAGGTGGTCTACCTTTCATAGACCCATATGTTCCTTTACCCATTGGCATAATTTACTTTCCTTTCTTTCTTTTCTTTTTTGCTTTGTTTTTTTTACTATTTGGAAAACCTGCTTTCATGTCTCTGTAAGCAGATGGACTTATAGTACTTTTTTTCTTACTCCGAGAAATCCCTTTTTTTCGTCTTCTATTAATGTTGCGATAAAGTGACATATTATTTTCCTTTCTTTCTCATGGCTATTTTGTGCGATTCAGTAAATGTCTTGCCTGCCATCATGTGCTTTTTCATTTCAGCAATGTGCTTGTTTGTATGCCCATGATTCTTTTTGTGACGAGCCAGTGCATCTTTTTGTCTTTTAGTAAGTGTTTTTTTCATAATTTTAATGGATTGTTTTTGAATTGTTTTGGACTGTAATCTTGTCAGTGAGTTTTTTCTTAAACAGGATTAGTTTTTTATTTCTTATGGTGTTGTCTAATAAGTCTGCAAACTCTTGTCTTTCGATGTCAGATACAAACCCCCCAACTGTAAGCATTACGAGGTCGGACTCATCGTCTATCAATATGTTGAACAAGTATTCCGATGTAGAAAACATAATAAAAAAGCCTCTCTATGTGTGTGTTTAAGTACCAATGTCAGTGTCTAGCAGTAAAAATTTTTTAGGGTGGCGGTAAAATCAAAAAACCCCCAAAAACTGCGAAAAATTGACAGAAAAATACCCAAAATGGGTCAAAATTTAGGTGTAGTATTTGTAATGAGTCATGAACCTTACATATACTGCCAAAATCTGTAGATTTTTGACTCTTTTTTGACAACTGCCTATAAATTTTTACAGATTTACAACAAAAAATGGCGGAAAACTGCGAAAAAATACAAAAAAAGAACAAAAGTAGAACATTTATACGAGACTTTGGTCTAAAAATGCGTTTGCGTCACACAAGATTTGCAAGCTAAGTTATTGATTTTACTCTTGCCATTTAAATACAATCGGCTCATCTTTCTTACCAGAAACTTGTAATTGTGTGCTAGTTCCATACTGTTTTGGCAACATTTTAGATAAATTCCACTGTATTTGTTGTTGTTTTAGCTTAACTGCATTAACCCTTGCAATGCTTACACCTTTTGGGTCTACACTATCAGAAACCAATTTATTCAATTCCTCGTCTAATTCTGCAAGTTGTAGGTCACATGATGCTACCTTTGCCTGATGATACCTATTCATTAACTCAGGGTCTTTCGCTAAGTAATTACACCAAGTCTGAAATGTAATAGGTGGTTCAATCAATCTGATTGCCTCTTTAATCGTCTTACTCTCAAGTATATGTTGTATGATAATATCTGTATTCTTCTTGGTAAGTTTAGGCATTAAGTAACTAAAAATATCAAGACAACAATAATGGCAATACCAATAATAGCCTGATATTTGCGGTCTAACTCTTGAAATCTATACTGTATGTAGCTTGTGATTCGTTTTAGTTTGTCCATAATGTATTGAAATATTTAATGAAAGTAAGCAATAGATGGAATCTATCGCTAATTATAACTACATATTGTCAAAATTGACTACATTTGTCAATATGTTGTGTTTTTCTGAGCCAATCTTTTTCCATATCTTTACCATCAAAGTTAAATCATTGAGCAATGCCTCAAGTATTTCAATATCATTTTCTTTTAATGCACAAGTGATGTCTTGATTCAAGTCATCTAACTTATCTCTAACTAATTGCTTTACTCTTTGTTGTTCTAATATTGATAGTTCATTTGTCATGATATTGATTATCATTATCAAAGGGCTACTTGTCAACTACTTATAGTCATAAATGACAATCAATTGCTAATAGTTTTTAGTTGTGTATAGATTGAGTGTATAAATATTCTTTTATAGACCCTTGTTTGTTTATTTTGTTTTGCAGGTCAATCAATATACCAAGATATTTGTTCCTAATAGACTCATGACTAACACCATATAGCTTACCAAGTTTCCTGTAAGAATTGCCCTGATGCCTTATATAGACCAATTTTCTATCATCTGATGGTAAGGTCAAGCCTAACTGGGTTGCTATCCAGTATTGGTCATAATCTTTGCTTAAAAGCACTGTTTTAGCCTTTTCTTTGTTCTTCCACTGTTTTTTATTAACCTTATCGCTAAATTCTTCTGGGTATTCCCATTTCATCATTTGCATTTTTAACTTTGGTGGTTTGACTGATGGTAAATGCTTATCTACATACCAAAAATCATCAAATAATTGCACTAAATCATCAAGATTCACCATTCATATACCTTTTAATGACATCTAATTGCTTAGTTGGTTCTACATAAGTGCTTGCTTTTCTTATGGCTTGTTCATACCGCCTATTTTTTTGGTTCTTTTCTATTGCCCTGATGTAGTTTGGTTTCTTATGTTTGCTCACTCGGTTAATTAAATTCGATAAGTCCTCTACTGAATACTTTTTCTTATCAATGGTTAGTTCCCTTAAATCAAATTCTTTCAGTTCACTAGCTTTCATAAATATTTATTTCTTATTTTAGTATATTAATAGTTTAAGTATTAATAGGTGGACTCATACGCCCCACCCCTGCGGACATATATGTCCGCCTCACTCATTGTTTACGACCATCTTGAGTTGTGTTTTTTCTTCTCTCTTTTTCATGTATTGTTTAGATAGTTTCATTGTGCCTTTTTTACGCCATAGTCTCTTAAGGTTCTCATCATCTAAGTAGTAATGATTGCAGACACCCTTTTTCTTTTCTACTTGTTCCCACTCGATAAGTAGCCATGCCCTTAGTTCAGTTAGTAATCGTCTTATATGCCTCTTTGATATACGCATCTTTTTAGCCATGTAATCTTGACTAGGGTGTATTCCATCTTTGTTAAACTGGTAGAAACCAAGCAACAGTATGTATAAAAGTTTAGCTTGCGGTGATACCTCGTAGTCAAATATCTTATATGAGAGCTTAGTAAATCGCTTAGTGGGTTTTAAGATGTCATCATTACTCATCATCATCACCATCAAGCTCATGTAAAAACCATAAGTCACTGACCTGAGTCCGTATGGTTTCCCATTCCTCGTGCCACCAATTGTATTGAATAAGAGTATCAATTTTGTAAAGCACTGTTATTTGCAAGGCTATAACTACAATCAGTAAAAATTTATTCAAAATCCACCTCAATAACTATCTCACTGTCCTCATCATTAAACTTCTCAACCTCATTGCCCCAATAATCCCACCCAGTGTCTAAGCTCTGTCTGGCAAATAGTTCAATGCGAGGCACATTGCCCATAAGCTCGACTATGCGTTTTTTTACTTCATCTGGTTTGCGTGAGTGTTCTCGTCTTGGTGCAATAACAAGTTGCTCTACATTCATGTTTACTCTTTTTGGCTTACCCCTTGTAAACAACAAACACATCTCAGGGTTTTTGCGAGTCCAATAGCCTAAACCTTTGAAATAACCAGATGTAGTTCTGTTTTGTTTTACCCATGTAAACGCAACAGTTTTATATTGAAATGACCAAGCATGAGCCAAATTTATAGCGTCAATGAGCATTGGGTCAGTTACCCATAAAAACAAAACACAATCTTTATCAGCTATGTCATTAACTGGTATTGTTGCCAACTCATCTATTGGACTTGTATTGTAGTGTCTCTCAGCACTCCGCCCTTTGCCTTTATCACTGTAAGTTTTAAATCGCCAATTTGGGTCTGCATAAATTACTTTGTATTTTTTGTCAGGCAACGGTGCGTAATCAAATGTTTCATTACCACTCATAAAATCAATAACCTTACCCATCAATTCATTTTCATTAGCGTTGGTACAATCTGAATACAATATGGTGCGAGCTTATCTAATGGCACTAAGCACCCAGTCATGTCCATTTCAAATTCACCCTGATTTACACTGTAAGTTTCTGGCTTTATATGGTTCATGATGATACACTCAAATAATCTGCTGAGTGTTATGCAGTGCAATTTTTCGCCAGTATCAATGTAATAATAGTCTGCTTTACTAGATAAAATACCTGATGAGTTGTCATTAGATTTAAGTTCAATAAATACATTGCCAGTATCTTTTGCTTTTTTATCGTACTTACATTCAACTTTCATGCCAGTTTCAGCAATAAATATATCGTAGTCAGCAAAGGCAGAGCCAATGCGAGTGGCAGTGGGATAGCGTCTTTGTATGAATTTGCATAACCTTTGCTCAAACTCAGACCCTATTTCTAAATCTTTTTTAAATGTCATTTTATTTTTGATATTAATTTTTTAAACAAAGGCAGATTGTCTTTAAAAACCTCATAAAATATCGTGTATAGTTCCTGCGGATTATTTACAAAAAAGGCGTAAATTGACTGCTCAAATTGAGCAACCACTCTTTCCTCGTCATTATCTTTAGATAATGGTTGACCCTCACCATTGAGTTGATTTTGTCTGGTAAGCACATGAAGAATCTCATGCAGAATAGTTTGTCCAGTTTGCTCATCAGTTAAATCGTCTTGTACCTCAATCGTTTCAGTTTTATGGTCATACTGCCCATAACTATCTAAGTTGCTATCCTGCCTAAATTTAGGTTTAACAAACTTAATTAGTAATTTACTTACTGAGCCAACTCTAACAAACCTATCTTTTCGCCTGTCCATTGAAATCACTTTCATTAACTTTATTGTTTGTGTATTTTGCTATGCGTTCAATAGACTGCATATTTGGCTTACGATGACCTAATGCCCACCGCCTCACTGTTTGTCTTGGATTTTGACCAGTGACACCTATGTTTTCAGCAATTTCTTGATATGTTATGTTGTTTTCTTTTTTGTACTGTAAAAGATTCATTTTGCCATGTAGCCTGACTCTACTATTTAAGTCAAGATATGTTTACTTATAGTCTAATATGACTACTTTATAAGCCTTAAAACCCAGTAAATTAGCCATAAAATTTTCTGGACAAAGATAAACCAAAAGGTATTAAAGTTTAATTTACTTGCCCCTTTGTCCTGCTTTTCTAAATCCACCTTTTCTTTCAGTATAATCTACATTTCGTGTAGTTAATCCAAAAGGAATAAACTCACCCTTTGGTAAACAAAATAACCAATACTGATTAGCGGTGTCTAAGAGTCTTTTTTCAGCAGGGTAAATTTGTATTGCCTCAATGTCCTCACCAACCAATTCATTTTTGATTTGTTGAAAATCACGCCAATCGTTACAAATATCTTTATCGTGTCTTTTGATAGATATGTAAGTACACTTGCCTAACATTTCCTTGCTTAAGACCATATCATCTGCATCATGACCCCTATAAACATCAACAATATAAATATCATTATGGTATTTATCGCCTTTTAGAGATTTTTCATACAAGGCTTTTGCTTGTTTGTGTGAAATTATCTCACCGCAATCATTTGCAAGTTTTTTAAAATAATTTATGCGTTCTTTAATTGGTAAATCACACAAATTATCTTTAGGTAGTTGAGTAAATTTATTCATGTTATTTAACCTCTTTCAGTTTTTTATATAGTGCATCGTGTTCTTCACTGGTTAATGAATCACCATTACCGATAGAATCCGTTGCATCTGTGCTAGTGACTAACAACCGCAACAAATTTATTAGTTTTTGTGTTTGTCTAGGTTCTTTGCCATTTACCTTTATGAAAAAATTATCAAGTGTTTTTATTTCACTATGACTCTCACAAGGCTCGTCAGCATTTCTATTCATATGTATATCAAATAAAAATGCTTTTTCTTTTTCATTTAAGATTATTTTCATATTATTTAACTTTCCTTATGTGTCTTTGAGTTGTGCAGACTTGCCACTTGCTAAATGAGTGACCAGTGTTTTCATTAATCACTTTACTAGCAACTTTACCTACATCAGAGTAAACAGTCTGCTGATTAAAATTTTCTCTGATATATTTTATCAATGCACCCTTAGTCATCTTACTATCTTTAGTAATAACCTCAGATAACATTTCTAAAACTCGTTGTTTGGTTTGTTCTCGATTGAGTCCTGTAGTCTCTTTTTCACCTGCAACAAATTGTGATAAATCTATTTTGTTGTTTGCAATAAGTTCATTAAAAGATTCTTCAGTCCAACCACTGCACATTGATACTTGGTCAATGTTAGCCAACCAAAAAGTTAGTTTATCTTTATCAGTTACATTGCACCTAAGTTTAGCAACTAAGTTTTCTACATCACTAAACTTAGGTCTTATGTATCT